ACGTCAGCCTGGACGACCAACATATATTTCCACCTGGCGAATATATCATAGAATTCCGGAGAAAGCATCATATTCGAATATGTCTCCTTTGACGTGAAGTTGCGTCCGGATAGGCGGACAATCTTGACTTCTGGTCCGAGAATCTCCTTATATGCAGTCATACTGAGAAGTTTCGGACACACGAGACATATGTCGAAGTCTTTCGAGAGTTTCTCTTTCGTATTGAGCAGATTCCTTTTCTCGAACGCGTCCGGAAATTTCTTGTAGACAGGAATGACGATGATACAATCTGACGATTTCTGAGGAAATATCTTGCTCTCAGTAGATATACGACGGACAGACTGATGAATGACACGGAGTGCCTGTTCATTCATAGTCGTATATGCATCAGAGTAATCCTGACCGGCATAACCACACGAAGATCTGTATATATTGTAGAATTCGTTAAATGAAGACATTGCTTGCTAACAATATTTTTGTATTTATTATAAATAATGTGAGAGTTTTGATATAATATATATGACAGATGAAGATATTGATATTGTATTAAAGTATCGACATAATGTTCCTGGAGAAGAATATATCGTTCGATTGTTTGAAGCTGATAAGGTTCACATTGCTTTTGATGAAACCAGATTGTTATATACAGAACGTTCTGTTGAAACAATCCGAGCGAAAAGAAATATGAGTTGAGATTTATGACGCATAATTTAGAATTAATTAGAAATTATCGTTCTTTTTTGAAAGGAGAAGAATATCTTTTCGAATGGTACGATTTGAGCGAATTGAGATATGCAGTGAGAGTTAATGTTGCTATAGCAGAAACGAATGATAGTTTATCGGTTAATTATGAAATGCCTGTTCAGTCGTTCCGAGAGAAAAGAGATATGAGTTGATATTTATATTCTTTCGTATATAATCAGATACATAAACACTCAAATTATATCCGTTCGGGTATAATTTACATATAAAACAGTACGTTTATACCATTTCGGGTATAATTATCCAATCTTCACTTTTTCATAAATATATGAAACTATTCGTCCGCACTATTGTACAATAGTTATGAATATAGATATTACAGACGATATGCTATATATGCAACTGATTTCTCCTGAGTACCCGATGGAGATTCAGCAGATGGAGTACGCCCTGACGGTCGAACTCCCTGATGCATTTATGCTGAAGAAGATGGGCGTTACGAACAATACGAATCGTAAGTTCATCAGTGAGTACGGGCTCGTTCCGCTCGGACTCTGGCTGTATGTCCTGAAGATTGCTAAAGAAAGAAATATATACGTCAACTTGCTTCCGGCCATGCAGAACTACATCGCGCAGTTCCAGCCGATTGACGAGATTTTCAAGAAATATGTTTCATCGACGTTCCGAGGTGCTAAGACACCAGACGGTTCATCGTTGTTCAAGCCATATGAATATCAGATTGAGGCTGCTGCGAAGATGCTGCGCTTCAAGAAGTGCTGTGCTGAGATTTCGACTTCAGCCGGTAAGACAATCATCTCTTTCATTATGTTCAAATATCTCTTTGATGTAGTGAAGGTGAAGAAGATTCTCTATATCGTTCCGAGCATCGACTTAGCCGACCAGAGCATCGATAAGTTCCAGGAGTACGAAGACTGTCTTGCTGTTCATAAGAACAACTGGCACGCTGCTGTCCTTCGTTCTGGACTCAACAAGAAGCAGAAAGAGCAGATTAATACTGCGAACTTCATATTCGGAACATATCAGTCACTCTGCAAGAAGCCTCTTGAGTTCTTCGAGGACTTCAATGCTGTTCTCGTCGATGAGGCTCATCACGCATCCAATAAGAGTTGCAAGACTATCCTGTCAAAGTGTGTGAACCTTAATTATGCGTTCGGTGTGACTGGAACATTCCCGAAAATCAAGGATAAAGGATACGAGAATCTCATCATTCAGAGTTACATCGGTCCGCTTGTATATGAGTTTACGACTGACCGTCTCATCAACCAGGAGAAGAAAGCGACTCCAATCTATATTCTGTTCCAGTTCCTTGATTGGGCGACGAAAGAACAGAAGAAGAATCTGTGGCTGATGCGCAAGAATAAGAATCAGGAAGATATACAGGCGGGAACGAAGGTTCTCAAGGAAGAGGAACTTCTCATCAACTCTGACTATACGCGTCTGAAGTATATCGGTGATTTGGCTATCAAGATTAAAACGAATCTTCTTGTGCTGTTCGGCGATATCAAGAACGGAGGCGGGCGTCGAGTCTATGACTATATCCGTGACAATTCTGAGAAGGAAGTCTTCTATGTAGACGGAAACACAAAGCCGGAGAACCGAGAGTGGATTAAGCAGCAGATGGAGCAGGATGCATCACAGAATACGATCATCGTCGCTTCAATCGGAACGTTCGGTGAGGGTATTGATATCAAGAACGTCGGAACTATAGCTATTATCAGTTCTTCTAAATCTGAACGTCTCGTTCGTCAGATATGCGGTCGTGGTCTCCGTCTCTCTCCATATAAAGACAAAACAGTCATTATTGATATTGTAGACGATCTCCGGTACACTGAAGATGGAAAACAGTACAATAATTATATGTATAAGCACTATCTTTCGAGAAAAAGGATATACGAAGAGCAGAAATTCCCCTGTTATCAGCAGAAAATCGATTTCGACCATACAGTTCGTTTGATTTAATAGTGAAAACAAGAAGATACGTCAATACAGTTTCGCGCGGGAAAATCTATGTGGACAATCTGCGTCGGGATGAGGTCTGCGGAAGCGGACTGACGCGTTGGGGTGTGTCTGACGGTGACATCATCCTTATGGAAAGACTTTCTGAAGATGAGAAATTCAGTATCTCTGGAAAGCCGATTGTTGCTGTCAGAATGCCTGGGTCGAGAGACGACGTTCTAAGGAAATTTGTCTCTTACATAGACATTCTTCCAGACGAGATGCGAACAACTTCAAGAGATATTGACTTACATAACAATGATACGTCAGTATTCGTCCTTCATCTCAAGAGTGATTATGACGTGTCTGGATATAGCACATTCTACACATTGAATCACAGCATTCTCCGCGGTCTAAACAGATATGAATTCATAAGCCTGTGTACAAACGTAATGCGTTCAGTTATTCATCTTCTTGATGCTGCTGGAGAAGATGAGCCGCCGTTCGATTATCACAGGATGGCTATAGTCGCTGCGTGCTATAATCTTGCCTGGACGTATCGCATAATTCCGTCAGAAAATATTTCAGAAAAAGTTGATTTCATTGTTGATGCGTGAATCCTTTGAGTTTTAAAGTGTTTCGACGTTTTATGAAATATTTCTTTTTAAAGATAAATAAGGAAAATTTCAATCATTTGAAATATTCATATGCCAAGACCAAGAAAGGCGCAATAGTCAAATAACGGATATTATCGTGACGACCGTGAGATGCGGGACGACCACGAGAATTTCATCGATTAGCAGCTCGAGAACGAGAAGATGATGAACGTCTATTCGACTGAGAAAGTCAATGACCTCATCCGTCGTCTCAACAAGGGAGAGCAGATTGATATGGGATTCAGTTTCCATGGCGATATCAATTATAAGAATTCCAATATACGATTTGAATATACAAAGGAAGAGTACGAGGAACTCAACAAATGTGCCGACGATATCATATATTTCGTCGAGAACTACTGTCACTTCCAGACTGACTTCGGTTGGATTAAAGTCAAATTGAGGAAGTATCAGAAAGAAATCCTATAGTTGATGTCTGAGGAATACTATGACGCGAAGAACGACTTAGTGCGTCCTAAGAATCCGAAGATTCTCCTGATGCAGTCTCGTCAGACAGCAAAGACGACAACGACTGTCTGTTATATCGTCTGGAAGATGCTCTTCACGCACGATAAGAACATTATGCTTGGCTCTCTGAACAAGGATACTTGTGAGGAGTTTATGGACAAGATTAAGAACGTTATTATGCGTCTCCCGTTCTTTATGAAGATGGGTATCACGTCTATGTCGAAGAAGATGATTGTCACTGACAACCGAAACCGACTCATCTGTGTTCCGACGACGGGAAGTTCCGGTGTGTCTTTCACCATCCACTATCTTATCCTGGACGAGTTCGGAGTTATTCCACCTGCAAAGGCACGCGCATACTATACTTCAATCAAGCCGACGCTTTCTTCTCTGAAGAGTGGTCAGTGTATCATTCTGAGTACACCACGAAGTTCGTCTCACGTTTTCTATGACATTTACAGACGTTCGCTCCTGGCTCCGACGAATGACAATAGGGAGAAAGAACTCGAGAAGGCATAGAAAGATACCGGAGAGGGATGGAACGGATTCGTCTCTAAAGTCATATACTATTGGTAGGCTGATCCTGAAAGAGCAACCGATGAATGGAAGAAAGAGATGATTGCTGATATCGGTGAGCGCGCTTTCGCACAAGAGTACGACTTGAGATTCGATGCCGGTGGTGGTCAGAGACTGATTTCACCTAAAGATATGTCTTATATGACGAGAATATCAAAAGAATT